ATCGTCACCAGCACAAGGCCGCAGCGTAACTTGTACGACAGAGACGTGACAGGCTCAGAGACAGTGCAGAGGATTGTGCCTAACGACGCTCTAGGCCAGCCAATGAGGGGCTTAGACTTAACTACAGGATGGTAACATGGGAAGGATTATAAGAGGTCTAATCGGCTTAATTATGAGTTTATTTATATGACTATGGAGCAAACACTAATTAAATGCCCAGATTGCGAGTTTATTTATGATGCTAAGGAGGCTAGCTGTACATGCCCTGAATGTACGTTCAAGGTCAGAATTACAAGCAAAGCAGAATTAGATTTTTATGCAGCAGATTGGGCTGATTTTTATCAACAATGCGAAGAATTAAAAGGGAAATAAATATGAGTAAAGAACTAGCACTAAGTAACAATGTCGAGATGCTTAATACGCTCCGGAACACAGTAGCACCAGGGCTAACTGACCCTGAGTTTATGTTGTTTTGTGAGATGTGCAGGGCAACCGGCTTAAATCCAGCCACGAAAGAGATTTGGGCTATTAAAGCAGGTGGGCGCTTGCAGCTGATGACAGGGATCAACGGCTTCCTAAAGATAGCTAACTCTCACCCACAATTTGACGGGATGGAGGTTGTCTTTGAGTGGGAGGAGCGCCAGTTAATCAGCGCTACAGCTAAGGTATACCGTAAAGATAGGCGCTTCCCGTCGATTGCTACGGCGTACATGAGCGAGTACGGCAAGAAGACTCCTATATGGGCCACCATGCCCAGTGTAATGCTTTCAAAGTGCGCTAAGAGCTTGGCCATAAGAGAGGCATTTATAAACGAGCTAGGCGGCCTTTACACTCAGGAAGAGATGCCGTCAGAGTTTGCTCCACCTAAGCCCTACGAGCCGCCACCGATTGACCCGCTAGTGCATGGCGATGTGATAGAGACTAGGCCGCCTAATACGCCTAAACCTAAAGCAGTAAAGACGTTCTACGATACCAGCAGTTTGGATGGAGACCAGCGGTTAGCGGCTGAGAAGTATTTAAAAAACTGCGAGGCGGTTCAGATAACTGAAACTATTTGGAGAGCGCCTATCAGGTTAAACCGGCTGACTCAGTGCGTAACGGAGGACGTTAAAGATGTCAAAGAAGAGGAAAAGATTGTTGTTGAGCAGCAAAGTTAGGAGGTGTCTGTATTATGGCAAGAAAGAGGAAAGTAAGAGCAAAAGTGTCATCATTCGGGAAACCCTACGATGCTTGCAGAGAGGGATTTCGAAGGTGGACGACCTATGTGGAACCGGAGGCCCTGGAGCAAGTGAAGGGACTCTCTCAGATACTAAACAAAACAACCTACGAGGTGGTAAATGAAGCGATCAAAGAGTATGTCCGTAAGCACCTCAGACGTTAAAAAGATGGTTCAACGGCTGATAGACTCATTCAAAAGTGATGAGCAGTTAAGTGTATTTGAACTAGGTCAGATTGATGGATTGAGGTGGGTTATCGATTGTTTGGAGCAAATAGAAACCCCCGAAGAGAATTAACTCAACGGGGGCTTTTTGGAAATATATGAGGAGTTCAGAGTATCAGAAAAAACGTAATTTTGTAAAGTTCAATACAGTTTTAAGTAACGTTGTAATTAAATTAAGGAAAACCATGAATAAACCAGTACAAAACTTCAGAGACAGAGGCGTAGATGTAGCGGTCTGGGAGACAAGGAATGGTGGCGTAAGCATCACTATCCGTAAGTCTTACAAAGACAAAGCTACCGGCGAATATAAAGAGAGTAAGTATTTGTTTAAGGAGGATGCAGAACGGCTAATAGAGCTACTCAAGCAAGCTGTGATCTATGCTTCTAATAGGTCGGCGCACAATGACGAGCATTTAGTTAGTGGCGGTTTTTCTAATCAGAAGGCGGCTCCGGCTAAGCACGAAGAAATAGATGTAGATGATATTCCATTTTAAAGAAGGAGAAAATTATGAACGAGATAACAATCAACGGCGAAACATATAGAAAAGTCCAAGAGGTGTCGATATATGCGTTAATCCGAACTTATTCGGCTGGCGTACACTTTGGAGTAATCGTAAATCGAGAAGGCAAGGAGGTGCATCTTAGGGACGCTCGTCGCATCTGGTATTGGGAAGGCGCAGCATCTTTGTCTCAAATGGCGGTCGATGGAGTTAGCAAGCCTGAGGAGTGTAAATTTAGCGTTACCGTCCCAGGGATTGTATTGACTGAAGCAATAGAGATCATTCCCTGCACCGAAAAAGCTACTAAATGCATTTTGGAGGTGCCGGAATGGAAAGCATAAGTAATCTTTACGGCGACGGCAGCGGCGACGGTGACGGCAGCGGTGATGGTTGTGGCGATGGTCACGGCCACGGCCAAGCCGATGGCTATGGCTACAGCAACGGCAGCGGCTACGTCAACGGTAGCAGCGACGTCAACGGTAGCGGCTACGTCAACGGTAGCGACGACGGTAGCAGTGATGGCGATGGCAGCGGCTACGGTGCCGGTAGTGGCGATGGGGTAGGCAGCGGAGACGGTACAGGAGCATGATTAGCCTACCTTACTCGTTTGCAGATTTGTTTATCGCTATCAAGACAGCAGAGCTTCGGCAGTTTGAAGCTCAGGCTATGGGCTGCAAGGATAGGATGCCCTTAGCTTCAATCTTTGATGCGTTAGAGATTCACACTATAGGAGCTTTAGCAGAGCTAAAAGTTTCTCACTGGTTGAAGTCTAATCAGGCCATGACTCATGCGACATTTAAAAATGATGCAGATATTGGCAAAGATATAGAAGTTAGAGCTATCCGCAAGCGGGAGGGTAGGCTAGTATACAGAGACAATGACGCTCCTGACAGGCGTTACATCCTGACTTATGTCAGCCGCAGTAATGTTGAATTGCTTGGCTGGTTGGAAGGGTATAACGCTATAGAAATGGGCATCAGAGATAATCCTAGAGATGGCAAACCAGCTTGGTTTGTTACTCAGGATAAGCTCTGGAGCATAGAAACATTTGAGAAGGAAATATATGACTAAGACAATTACACTTAAAGACATAATACGCACACAACCATTTAATTATAATCCACGTCAGCATCTAGCAGAGGACTGGAGCGGATCGGTTATAACCTGGCTAAAAGATGATCGCTTTAAAATAGAAGAGCGCATTGTAGCAGCAACTAAGCATCCAATAGTTCCCGACTCAATCGGCAATCTTTTTGCGTTATGGTGTATCGATTCGGCCAAAGAGTATCTAACAAAAAGACAAGTTAAGTACAGAGAGGCATTTGCGGCATATATAGATGGCAATCTTAGCGCCGATGATATTGACAAGGTGTGCAACGAAGCTTGGGAATATGATGAGTACGACGACGAGGAAACCTATGGTATTATGAGGTGTTTAGTTGCGTGTTTTCGCTCTACACTATGCTTAGAAGAGCCTGGAATGTGTGCTTTTCTCGACATTAGAGACGCCCACCGATGCGTTGGAACCTTACACAAGTTCGATACTCAAGCACTAGAGAAGCTAATAGAGCTTTTTAGGGAGGTTGGAGATGAGTAAGACATTTGAAGATGGATGGACAACAGAAACTTTTACAGTTGCTGGCCCAAGCGTAGCGTTTCATATCCCAAAGAATAAATTTGAGTGGTCATTCCATGAATGTTTTACGTTTAGAGTACAAACAGAACATGCACCATGTCTCTTTTATCGCATCATGCAGAAGTGGATTCTTGGTATTCATTGGAGGAAGGTAACAGATGAGTAGGACACCAGAAGAGATGGCAAGACTATACGCCGACGAGGAGTGTACTGGTAATGCCATGTATGGCGATGGGTTGTATGCTGGCTACCTCGCTGGTTACCGTTCACGCGACGAAGAAGTGGAACAACTAAAAGAGGAGATTGCGATGTTAAAAGCAGATTTGCGGGAGGGCTTTAGAGATGAGTAAAACACCAGAAGAGCCAACAAAATTAAAGTGGATAACACCAGAACAGAGAAAAGAGTTCCGTGGCATCTTTAAGCATGAAGATGAGATATGGCCGGACTCTTATGTTCAGTTGTGGATACCAAACGATTTTAATCATTACGCTATCGTCTTAGGCTTTAAAGCATTAGATGAGAATGGCAAGCGTGTTCTCGTAGCTGGATTCAAAAATCCATTTGGTGAGGATCCAAAGCCGCTTTACCTTCCAGCAGATGAGTATAAACACTGGTGCGAGCCTCCAGGTTTGACTGAAGAAATGCAAGCAAAGCAAAGAGAGATTTGGGCCGAAGCAGATAAAGGAAACCGAATGTATCCATATCCAGAAAGAACTACCAAAGTAGGAGACTAAAGATGAACAAAACACCTGAAGAGATTGCAGAGGAGGTATTGAACAATAATCCCTTACTAAAGGAATTAAAGGATGAGTAAAACACCTGAGCAATTAGCAAAAGAGTGGGCTATTGATTGGCACAAGGATTGTGACTATCCAGATGCAATATTAGAAATAAGACAAGAAGCAACGAAACATATCTTCTTAGCTGGCTATAAGGCCGCACAGGCTATAGTCGAGGAGGAGCTACAAGCAGTGCAAGCACAGCGAGTAGAGCGCCCTGGACTAGGATCTGCGGAGTATGCGCTAAAAAGTGTATTGGCAAAGATGGGGCTAAAATGAAAACACCAGAAGAGATGGCGTACGAATACGGCGAAAAGTTTGACGGCGTAGAGATAAGCAAAAACGATATTAACATAGCTTGGTATACTGGCTACAAAGCAGCGCAGGAACACGCACACGCAGCATTAGAGGAGGCTGAGGCTGAGATGCAAGAGTTGCGGGATCAGCTTGCTGGCGTCAGCATAGTGATGCCGGATAGCTGGGACCATATTCTTGACGCCACGAAAATGGTGGATGTGAATGGCTGGATTAGCGTAAAGGACAAATCCCCAGAAATTAATCAGAGAGTTTTGCTTGCAACTAATGAAAAACGTTCGATTGTAACAGGGCATAGACTATCCCCAGCAGGTAAAAACGAGCCTTGGTTTCATACGGATTTGGGATTGTGGTGTGGAACTGAAACCGTAACCCATTGGATGCCGCTACCTGAGCCGCCGAAGGAGGAAGAATGAGTTGGGAGTCTATTAAATGGTACTCAGTGAAAGATGAAATGCCGCCTAAGGACACTATAGTTCTTTTTGTGAACCCAAAACTTTCCCCAAGTGTGTTATATGGCTTTTGGGATAATGATAGGTGGTATGAAGCTGGCCAGACGATTCCAATATTACCAAAAAAGATAAAATATTGGTGCTATTTACCCAACCCACCAAAGAAGGAAAAATGAACGAACACAAGCGAAACGCTAAAATCATTAATGACGCCATAACACAATTAGAGAAAGACCCTGGTGGAATGGCATTGGCATTTCTAAATGTATACTTAGATTCAAAAGCTAAAAAAGAACAACCAGATTTGATTTTTACAAGTATTGAGCAAGCAGAATCTATGGGATTAAAAATTGAACCGTCGGAAGAGAAAAAATGAAAACCTTTTGGTGCATAATTATTATGGCATTAGGTAGTTGGATAGCATGGGAAAAGTATAAGCAAGGAAGATAAATGAACGCAGATATACCGCCTTTTAAAGTCTGGATAGAGAACAAGAACTTAAACGGTATTGTAATTGCTGGTCAGTAGCTAACACAGATAAAACCTATTACTAACTTGCTGAATAACCAATAATCGTTACACTGTAGCTATGCGGGATAGGCGCACCTTACCATCCATACCCGACCGCCCCATCACCTTTGCGTCTAATGCAGAGTATGCCGCTGGCATGCTAATAGAACGTTATATAGGCGACTTTGAGCTAAAGATGGGCGCTACTTTCCAGGTGCCAATAGGCCACAATAAAAGCTGTGACTTTATGATTAACGGCGTATTCGTAGAGTATCACCCTTGTAATCTTAACCACGAATTTGATGATAGGCAGGCGCTCCGTCAGTTCTGGAACGCTCTAAAGCACGTCAAACAACCGTTTAGGGATCATATCGTAGCAAGCGTATCTGATGAGCTATCAGAAAAGTACTACCGCCGCCGCAAGTTTTTAATTACAATGCATGGAGGTAAAGACTCTGAGTTGATTGTCTGCCGTACGCCTCAAGACCTTTATCGTGACGTAATCAAGCGATTTAGTGCCAACCCACCACGAGAAGCTAAGTTTTTACAGGAGTTTCAGAACTTGGCTAATGAGAGATTCTAAATGGTAAATTCTAGGGCAAAGGGGGCTAGAGCCGAAAGAGAGCTAGCCAATAAGCTAAAAGAGCATGGCTTTACCGCCAGGCGTGGACAGCAATACAGCGGTGCTAATGGAGATGCTGATGTAGTTTGCACCGAATTAGCTCAATACCACATCGAATGTAAGATGGTTGCCGCACTCAACGTAGATAAGGCTATTGACCAAGCAACAAGAGATTGCGGTGACAAAACTCCAATAGTATGCCATCGTAAGAATAACCGGCCTTGGCTGGTAACTATGTATATCGAGGACTTTTTAGCCTTGGTTCAATGCAAGACGAGACCCCCATTAAGCTAAGTGAACTAACAATGGAAGAGTCCAAAGGACATATTTGTCCTGAGTACATTTTGTGGCTTGCAGTTATCGATAGGGCTATCTCTGACCTATGCTCCCCAGCTCAAGAGCTAACGCCGCTTTATGCTTCAGACTTATACAGCTTTTTCTGGGAGGATACCCCAAGGCAATATAACCTAGTCTATATCTGCTCAATGCTGTTAGATAGGGAAGACGCCGTCGAAAAGATACGGCACAGAATTAAAACGATAGGACGGACTAAAAAGCCACAGTCCTACCGCTCCAGCAGAACCTAGCGCTTCTTCTTTTTCTCAATGATTGACCAAGCCTGGGAAGCCCCATAAAGGATAGCTCCACCAAGTACAGGCTCAGCAGCACTAGCTAAGTTAGCAGCATCATGTTCAGCTACACCAACGGTTACTAATGCGCCAGCGGCTAGGGTAAGCAAGTGGCGGATGATGGATGCAAAAACGAACGGCATAAGGCACCTTCAAATATAGACTTACTGTAACTACAGTTTCGACTTCTGGGATCTACAAACTTCCCCCGAATACAATTCATCCAGGGCTCCCAATAAAAGGATAAATCACAATGCTTATACTTGGCTACCCATTTTTTTAGGTCGATAGTAGCTCCATCAATACCGTCTAGGTCAATTATACAAGGGGCAGATAAAGCAGGATTAACTCCGTGTTGCTCACAGGTATATCCAGGGAGGCAGCGTTGCCGGTATGGATTGTCCACCACGTTACACACAGGCACAGCAGCAGATACAACATTGGCAAGTATTCTTCGACTATTCGCATTTAGGTCACACTCCAGGCATGGGCTAACATAACAGGTTAAATTACTAACCCCTGATATACGCCGGTTAAAGTTATCCACAGCTTGTTTAAACCTTGTGCGTAACCTACTTCTAGGATTCTTTACAGCTCTATTAGCTGACGCCGCTGTATAGCCCCACAGCGCCTCATAGCGTCCGCAGCGTTTGTTTCTCATACATGGGCTTTGTATTAGGTGAGCCCGTATAACTTTAGGTCTAGGGTCGTTTAACAGGCGGCTAAGGCATTTACAATCGTTACCAAAGGTATTCTCAAGGTAGCTAATAACTAGCTTATCCTGGCCGCTATAGAGCTTATTTACCCCATCACAATTAAAGTCCTTGTGACATATCCCTAGCAAACTAGGCGCAGCATGAGCAGATGCCAGGGAAAGCAATAATGCACAAATGGCACCAACCCATCTCATCGGTCTAAGGCCTTGTCCAGCTTAGAATCAATCTTATCCAAGCGGCCTTTAATGTAGGCTAGTTCCGTTTGAATAACTTGAACTTCAGCCGACACGACATAACGGTGCGTTTCCAGTTCGTGCAAACTATTCTTAACCGCTCTGTAATCCATGCTAATAAGAGAAACAAATACACCTATTACCGCCTTTATAAGTATATCAAACCAGTATTTAACTTCCGTAAAGTCGCCAGTCATTAGTGCACCCTGCCTCCACCGTAAGAATCAATCACAATCAATTCCGCTTCGGGAGCACCCGCCATTAGATCCATAAACCTATTAAAGGCGGATCTACTAGCTAAGATAGCCGACTCGCTTCCAATCTTACCAAACTGCATACCAAGCAAGATACAACCATGCGTATCCTTATGCGTATTACCAGCATGAAACAGGATATGGTCCCGCTCTGGTACATCCATTATCTGCCACGTTCTGCCAAACTTAGGGCTTTGTCTTGGCTTAATCTTATACCGGCCCACAGGTATGCAGCTAATCCTACGTTCATTATCTCGCCAAGCATCTTCCAACGTAACAAACTCAGGCATGTCATTAATGCATAACACACCCATAGTTGCGCCGTTGTACTCTGATACTCTGACAAGCCTTAGCTTCATGGCACAATCGTAGCTGAAACACTAGGAGCTGTTGGAAATACAATTAGTTTAGGATCGGAGTTTTGCTGCATCATGTCACGCAACTGTTGACGATAGGTTGCCCAGCTTGCTTTATCCGCAGGGGAATCGGGTAACTGCGTCCAGTCAGATGCCGCTAGTTGGCGGTTTCTCCACTCACGAACACACGCAGTTATTTGAGCATCAGTTGCCGTTGTTACATCTGCAGGAGCATATAAAACATTTAAATAGTTCATAGTTATCCTATTTCGTATGTACCAGATAAAACTAAAGTCTTACTTCCTGTAGCTATAGCTGCCTGTGCGTAGTCATAACATCTAACAGTGCCAGCTCCTACGGTACTTGCTACGATTGCAAAACCGCTAACTAGACTCGACGCCGTTGTTAATGTGCAGTTAAATCCTTGATTAATAACACTTGGCCTTACTGGTAAAGTAATATCAATATAGCTTGCCGTCGCTGTATTTTGTGTCCAAGTAACTACAATCTGAATGCTAACAGAACTACCAATTTTCTGATATTTAGCAATCGAAAAGCTAACTGATGTAGCAGTTCCATTTTGCGGCGTCAGTGTCGGTGTATAGGTAGCAAAGTATTGCGGTGCTGAAGTAATAACAAAAACACCATCATTGTAAACCAATTCTAGAGTTCTATTAGTTCCAGTAAACCATGAGCCCAATGTAGGGTTTTGTCCGTCCTGCTCTACTATGGATTTAGTGCCTAAGCTATTTACATTTAAAGTATGCGCAGTAGGAGAAGCTCCAGTGCTATCAAAGCCTGGCTTCATCCGAAACTTCTGGCCGTTCTTGTAAGCTGGAATAGCAGGAGCTGCCGTAGCTGTCATCGCTGTTGCTGTTCCACCTGTAGTACCAAGCCAGATATAATCTCCGTCCTGTACTTGAGCTAATTGAGCTAAATCGGTTCTACCCGTAGCAGTGCCAGCGTTAGTAAACCTAAAACCACCAAGATTAAGATTAGCAGTAGCTGAGTTAGAACCATCTTTGTTAATGCACTGATTGATACCAGTGGCAAAGTCATTGTCTTGGGTATCATGCCGACCAGCTTCTATACCTATACCAGACGAAGCATCACCAGCCCAACCGCCTGTCCCTGCATTACCCTTTGTGTAAGACCCTCCGCTCCAGCCCATATCTACCTACCTTTATGCTAAATAACTTAATACCTTTGGAACGTACTGCCTAGTTTCTTTAGGCACTTTAACTTCCTTTAAAAGATTTGCCCATGTTGTTTTAACGCCAGCGGCCTTAACCTTTCTAATAGCCCTATCCATGTTGCCTGGTCCCCAGTTGTACGCAGCGAGTGCAAGCTCTTCACTGTTGTACTTGTCTAGTAACTCCCGCAAGTATCTGCTACCACCCTCTACGTTTTGTTGTGGGTCAGTAGGATCTACTCCAAGGCTCTTAGCCGTACCAGGCATAAGCTGCATTAAACCACTAGCACCCTTAGGGCTAACGGCATTAGCTTTGCCAGCAGACTCAACCCTCATTACAGCTTTGACTAAACTAGCTGGAGCGTACTTGTCACCTGTTGGGATGCTTATGTTTTGCTTGCCTACTTTTATTTCTTGCTTTTCTGAAGAAATAGGTCTTGCCGGTTGTACTGGCTCTTCTTGTCCTAATGCTTTTAAGATTTCATCATCTGTGTAATCAGAATCCGCTAATTCAGAAGTCAAAGACGCAGTTCCGATTGCGCCCATGCCAAGCTGTTTGCTTCGCTTCGCTTTGAGCTGCTCTTGCATAATATCCAATCCCGCTGCCGTTTCTCGTCCTGCGGCTGCTCCTGCAACTCCACCAGCTTTCTCTCCAGCTTGCCTTGCACCACGCAATGCAGAAGTTAGTTGACTAATACGTCCAAGCGTTTCTAATCCTTGCTCAGGTTCTCTAAATAATAGCTGTGCGTAGTTTTTGTAAAACTCATCATCTTGACGTCCACCAAGCATTTTAGACAACAACTTACCAGCAGCTCCTACAGGGTCTTTTCCAGCTTGTATTGCGCTTCTAATAGCTCCAAAGCTTTCCCCTAAGGCTTCTTCTGCTTGTCTTAATGGAGTAGTAGGCGATCCCGCAAAGTATTCTCTTTGCCCTTTTAAAATGTTTTGCTCTATTGTCAGAGGCTCAATAACAGAGTCATATTTATCACCAAGAGCTGCACGTAGTTTATTACGTAGATCTGGCGAGCCAATAATTTTATTTATTGGATTTCTTTCATCCTGTGCTTTTTCTACCGATCTTTGTAAATATGCACGAACTCCCGATTCCCACTCGTCAAGTTTGCCAGCAGCAACAAAATCATCTCTAAGGCTC